CGTCTGACCGTCGCGCGGGACATTGGCGCCACCTTGTGCAGTGATATACAGGTCGAAATCACCGCCATCGGCAGCAGCGCGCGCAGCTTCGACACGCTCATCAAACTCGTCAGCAATACTGACCCCGCGAGGCAGCTTACGCAGCTCACGGTAAGCGCCCATTGTCGGCAGTCCAATCGGCTTAAACTGAGGTATTCGCCACGTTGACGCCCATGCAGTAACAGCGGCGGCGGTATCTTTGAGCGGCTTGCCGGTATCGTTATCGAGCTCACCATCGAGCGCATAACCGTCGATATTTTTTGCGATGTATTTCGCGATGTACCCTGCCGCCCCGCCTTTATTCAGGTGTTTAGCCTGAAATCTGTTACGAGCAGCACCGCGCTCCTCGCCATCCTCTTTGAGAGCATAACGACGCATAATTTCGGTGATTTCTTTACGCTGCCGACGCTTGCAAAACAGCATCATGTGCCAGTGTGGCGTCCCGTCATGGTGTGGCTCGACGACACGCATTCCGTAAACCTGCAAATCGTTATCTTTGAAAGCTGTACGCATCAGGCTCCAGATACGGCAAAGGTAACGCTGCGCATCTTTAGGGGTATAAGCCGCACCATTCCAGCCATGATTAAGCTGTACGGTTTTATCTTTACCCTTTCCGACCTGACGCGTCGGGTGGTACTTCGATGGTGCTGTCAGCGTGATAAACATACCGACATCACCCTCAGCAGCGGCATAACGCTCAATCCCTGCGATAGTATTCATAAGCTCCATGCGACGAATTTCAGGGTTTGAAATACTCCCCATGACCTTGCTGATAAGGTCGATACGTTCGCCGGTGACTTTGTTTTCCAGTTCGCAAGATTTCAGGTATTCGAGATTAGCCAGGCGGCGCGCGTGAACATCACGAATCGCCATTTTGCTCGCATAAGGTGAACGGTCTTTATTGACCTCACCGGCAGCGATGAGCAGCGCCTCGCGCCAGCGCATACGCTGTGCTTTGAGCTGATTGACCCACCACTCGTCTTTAATAAGTCGGGAAATTGCGGAAAATGCCATTCGGATCGTCATCTGACCCTTGCGGTATTTTTTCCAGTACATCGGGGTAAGATTAAAAGCGCGAGCAATACCGGCCACCTGACCGTATAAATGCGCCTGCGCCTCATCTGTGAATAGCGTATCTTTTCCGCCGTGTGCCTCTGCCCATGCGTCGCTTAACTCCTCGTATTTGCTCCAGAGCTGTGATGCTATTCTGGCCGCAAATTTTCTGAGTTCCTTGTCATTCATGTCAGGCAGGCGCGCAAACTGGTCACGCTCAGATATAAACCCAATCGAAGCGGCTTCGTTCATCCCGCACAACTCATTAACACGCTCAAGACGCGGGAGCAGCTTGCGCTCAAATGTATTTTTGAGGAAATAAAGCCCACCCAAAGGGCTCTTTGTGCGGCGGATGAAGTTATAACGCGAAGTAAACATTGTTTGCAGGAAAAACGGCAGGCGGTCAATCCGATTTAAAACACCTTGCACCTGACGGAGTTCGGCACGTGTAAGGGGTCTGTCGCGGCCAATGGCCTCTCTGGATTTATTCCACGGATATGCACCGACGAAATTATCACCGGTGCTTTTTGAAAACGGCGGAGGTGGTGAGGGGGCAACGCGCCCCCGCGTCTCAATAGCCATTTGTGTCAAATGCCTTTAAACACTGCTGACCAAGTCGCTCAACCTGAGCGCTCAACGCTTCAAAAGAGCCAACACTACCGCTCAAAATATCGTGCTGAATCAAACCGGAAACGAGCTGGTTTAATTTGGGGTAATAGCCGACAACATCCAGCCACTCTTTACCGGCATTCTTCCCTGTTTCGGCGGTTTTTTTCTCCTGCAAAATGAACTGAAAACGGTCACTTGTGACGACATAGCGCTCGCCAATCTCAATACGAATGCTCATGCCTGCCCCCGAAAGTGTTTAGCTTTTGATTCAAACTCTGACTGACAGTAGACACAGCGTGTCGCCGACGGATATGCCGCACGGCGGTCAGCAGGGATTGGTGCGTCACATTCTTCGCAAACCAATGCAGCAGCGCCGCACGGTTTCACCCGAGCGGCGTTAATCTGGCGAGTTAGTGATTCCGTCTGTCGCTCCTGAATGTGATCCATATAATCCGGCATTGATTTAGCTCCTCTCTTTGTTCAGTTTTTTAAGCTCACCAGTGCAGTAACCGGTCAGCTCAATGGTTAATTTCGATAATTCATCAACAGTGGTGATTCGCTTATGAAAAACGGCGCGTTTCACAAGCAAATTAACCACATCCGTCAGGAGATTTAATTCACTCGAATAAATAGCGATAGTTGACTCCGTCATTATTCCGATTTCTTTATCGCGTTTAATATCGGCAAGCGATAATTCACCGTTTTTCATAACCGCAATCTTTAGCCAGTTATTAAGTAATACGGATTGCATCAGAGACATTAAAGAGCCTCCTCACGAGAAAGGCCGATATTATGAAACTTGATTGATTCCTGACTGAGCAATTCAACAATTTCAACTCGCGACAATTCAGTATCAGCGATATGACGAATTAAGGCGTCGATGTGAGATGAAAAGCGCGTTGCAGCATGAGCTCTCTCCTCGTTTCTTGCCTGTCGCAATAACTCCGCCATTGTTGACTTTCCAAAACGTCTACTCATAAGCGTATTCATTGATACCCCCTCAGAATATAATTCCATCATCGAAATAACCTGAGCGCATGCGCTCGCGATGCTCTCGCATCTGGTCACGCCAAATGCGTCTTATGATTTTGTCGATGCCACGAGCCGTGAGAGAAACAGCACCTTGCACAGGCACACGGCTTGTTGGATTAGAAGCGAGATAAAACAAATATCCCATTTCTGATGGAACGAAGTACTGATTGTGTAATGCGCGAATGATGGAATTAACATCCACATTAAATACGTGCTCTTTGTTTTGTTTCTTCAATTCCTCCCAGCACAAAAACGAGTCATTTACATTTGTACCTTTAACCAATTTAATCAACTCAATCATGATTAACTCCAGACAAAAAGAACCCACACACAGTTAAGTGCGTAAAAACCACTGTTATTTATTTAATGTAGGTATTGCTCAGGCTTTACCGAGGTTAATATTGTTGGTGCATACTCAAATAAATTAAAAAGCTCCCGCAACGCACGAAATAAAGCATCACGCCAATAACAGGAGTCTTCATTAATACGCCAGTAAGGCTGATTAAATTCTTTTTCAGTTAATCCGGCATGCATAAACAAAGTGCGGCGCTGGCTGACCGTCAAAAAACTAATATACGCATACTCGCTCGCGCCAACCTGTCGACGTCTGCTAAATGCAGCACGCAGCTCATCAATAGCGCAAACTAATCGCTCACGGTCTACATCGTTCATTTCTTCAAAACGCATCGTCGCGTGACGCTGCTTTAACTGAGCATGAAAACAAACGGTCAGGCGCTCACGTTCCATCATCTGATTGTAAAAATCGCAACTATCCTGCCAGCGAGGCGCGGCCAGATATTTACCAATCAGACCGCGCAGAGCTGCAGGCTGTTTCTCCACGATACCAAGTGTCATTACAGGCATTTCCAGAACCTCCGGGATTTCAGAAAAGCAAAAACGGCGCTAATAGCGCTTGGTTTTTTGGTGCGGATGATGATGCCCTTGCGCCCTCTGCCGTGGGTAATAGTGAAATCCATCGCCCTCGGACTCTCGTTACGCAATAACTGAGCAATGCAGCGAGGCTCATTCATAATCAAAGTCCCATCCAAAGCAGCCACGCGTCACGTTGTTCTACCGGGCGGTTGTAGAACGCCTCACGTACACCGCGATTGAACTCAGGAATAAAAACCAATTTGTCGCCAGCGCGGGCATTTGGTTTAGTTGGATCACGAAATTCGACGACCGGCAGCTTGTTAGCTTTGAGCATTTCAACCACTGCTGTGCGCGGCTTTCCAAGCAATTCTGCGAATTTATCAGGGTGTACCGCGTCAATCGGGTACTGAATCACATAGTTATTTGCATCCATAAAACACACCTCTCATGCTAACCTTGCTGGATCCAGACCCTTTAAAACCGCTCAGGAACGTTCCTGACAGTCTGGAGCCATGCCTCAAAAGGTTTCCAATGGGTTACCTTTTGCGGTGAATATAGTCACCAATGGGAGTCCTTGTCAATGGAGTTAGGTCAAAAACTTAAAGCTCTGCGTAAAGCAGAAGGGCTAACACAGAAGAGTTTCTGTGAGGCTTGCGGTCTTGCATTAGGAACCGTTAAAAACTATGAAGGCGGGTATAAATCTCCGGGCATACAAGTGCTTATGCAGGTAACAAACACCGCCAGATTTCAGAAATACACGCTTTGGCTAATGACAGATAAAACTGCCCCGCAAGCTGGTCAGATAGCACCGGCTTTCGCGCACATTGGGCAAGAACCAACGGAATCAGACCACTCCGAGAAACAGATTGGTTAACAGTATATAAACATTACATTTTCACTATTTGTTACCAAAATGGTGATTACAGCGCCGGAGGGCTTTCTTATGGCAATTAAGAAGCTCGATGATGGTCGCTATGAAGTGGACATAAGACCGCGCGGTCGCGATGGAAAACGCATCCGCCGGAAGTTTGAAAGAAAGGCTGAGGCCATTGCTTTTGAGCGATACACAATCGCGAATGCTAGTCAGAAAGAATGGACAGGCCAGCGAGCAGACCGTCGAACTTTAACGGAATTGCTGGACGTTTGGTGGAAGTATCACGGGCAAAATCACGAGCATGGAACAAAAGAATTTAACCACCTGCTCAAGACAATCAGCGGTATAGGCGATATGCCAGTGAGCCGGATGAGCAAAAGGGCTCTGATGGATTATCGTTCTACGCGCTTGCGCGATGGCATCAGCGCCGCGACGATAAACCGTGACGTGTACCGATTATCAGGTATGTTCACCAAGTTAATTCAGTTGGATGAGTTTTCGGGGCAGCACCCAATTCACGGACTGCCGCCGTTGGCGGAGGCCAACCCGGAAATGACATTTCTGGAAAAATCAGAAATCGAAGCACTGTTAAATGTTTTGGTTGGGGATGACTTACTTGTCGCGCTTTTATGCCTGAGCACTGGCGGAAGATGGACGGAAGTTGCCACGCTGAAACCAGCGCAGATAGCAAGTTGCAGGGTTACTTTTTTGAAAACCAAAAACGGCAAAAAGCGAACCGTGCCGATTTCTGAGGAGCTGGAGAAAAAAGTTAAAAAGGAGGCCAGCGCTAAATTGTTCAAAGTCGATTATGAGAAGTTTTGCGGGATTTTACGCAGAGTTAAACCTGATATACCACCCAATCAGGCAACCCATATCCTGCGGCATACATTCGCAAGCCATTTCATGATGAACGGAGGCAACATAATTGCGCTGCAGCAGATTCTCGGGCATGCGAGCATTCAGCAGACAATGGCCTACGCGCACCTTGCGCCTGACTACCTGCAGAACGCCGTCGCACTGAATCCTCTTAACGGTGGAGTGACGATATAA